CCCTGATAACCAGCCCGAACTGGGCCTGAAAAAGTAGTACGTGCCATGATAGACCTTTCGTGTTGTAGCACATCCCGGCGCAGTCTCTACAAAGTCTGCTAGGTCAGTCTGTGCCGGTAAAAATTCCTAGTACCTAAATATTAAACTGTTTAAACAAAAAAAGGGGGTTTTTAGGCCCCCTTTTTTCATTACGCTCCGGGCGATCCAAAAACTCCTAATGGATCTGAGAAGCCAAACGAATAACGCTCACGAGCCTTGTAACGGACGTTACCCGTGTCGAAGTCTCCGTCCATCGATGTTGCCATCGGCATACGAACGAAGTGCTTCAGACCGTTAGGTACGTCTGTGCACAAGAACCAAGCATCGGCATCCGTTAGATAGTGGTTAACAGAGTAACCCTCTGGGATAGAACCGTTGTTCTTCAGAGCGTTGATGTCGTTATCAGCCGTACCAACACGGAGTTCAGTCTCCAAGAGGCGGGTTGCAATAAACATCAGGCTGGGAGGAACAATCAACTTACGTGGTTTTGCGGCAATCAGCAGACCACGCTCATCCGTCCATGCAGCGATCTGAATAACAGCCGCCTCAAGGGAGGTCTCATTCAGGTCAGCAGGGGTGGAAGGCTCGTTGGAGTTCACACCACCAGAAACAAGGGGATGCTGGGTCGAGAACAGTTCAACTCCATCACCGCCGGGGAAGGCAGGGTTGAAGCCGTTGTTCAGAACGTTTGCAGCCTTAACTTGCTTGGTGTAAGCCATAGCACGAGCCAAAGCCTTGGTGTACCGAGCGCTGAGTGAGTCATAGAGGTTGTCCTCAATTGCCTCTTCAGTCAGGGAAAACCCTAGTGCAATGGTTTCGTGGTTGTATCGGGCAGAAAACGCTTCCTGTGCGTTGTCATAAGCGATGGCAGAGCCTTCGTTTTTGACCGGCGCAGCAGAAAAGCCCGACAGTTTTGTTTCTTCTTCAAAAGAACGCTCAGAGGTCTCAGTTTCAAAGATCTCTTTGTGTTCTTCACCGTACTTGTTGTACTCCAAGCCAAACAAAGCGTTTAAGCCCGGGAGCAACTCTTTCAGTAGTTGGGCACGAGAAATAGCCATTTAGTCGCTCCTTATACGCCAGTTGAGTTGGTGTACTGATGCGTCCCGATATTTATCTTAACGATAAACTCGACGAATGCGTCAGCGCCGGTTGCTGTCTCCCTGACCACATCAATAATACGGATGGGCAGAGTATTTGTGGTGTCTTGAGTTCCTTCATCAATCGCCACAGCGGAGTTACCAGTAATGGTAGACCCGGGGTTTTGAATTAATGCAATGTTGTTACCAATGGCAGAAATGCCCATTGCGGCAACAGTAGTGCCAGAGGAACAAGAAACCACTTGAAACAACGTGTCAGGATCATCAGCAACATAGGCAAAAATCTTAGTGCCTGCCGCTACTGCCTGACTAGCAGGGTAAAACTGTTGAATCTGAACTTGACCGGTAGAAGCATTGGTAAAGGTACAGCCCAGAAACACGCCATTGGGTGTTGCCGTGGTGGTTCCTGTGTCCTTTTCAATCGTTCCATCAGCCACACGCTTTACTAAATCGCCATAAAAAATGTTCGTTGCATAGCCGACGTTATTCGTCGTTGCAATTTGCATTAGGCGAGTTGACCCCGCAAAAACCTGACCGCCAATTAAATTGATCGGCTTCAGGCCATACGGAGCAGATACGGTTGGATAAGCCATATTAAACTCCTAAAAGGTTATTTACCATTTCCAAACGACGTTGTGGATTTTCTCTCCCTAAAGAGCGGCATCCTTGGGTCGTTCTCTCTCATAAAGTTATTGTCTACAGACTCCATCTGATCTCTATTTTTCTTTGAAAAGTGTTCTTTTCGTTGATCCATAAATTCTTCAGGGGCCTTGCAAAGCAACAATCCTGCGACCTCAATGTTGTCCTTAAAACGACTGTTGGGGTCTATTAACATCTGGAACTTGGGTTGTTCTTCAATCCTTACCGGCTCCCAGCCTTCCCGCAGTTTGGCGGAAATATTGCGTGGGTCTGCTAGATTTAAGGTTGAAACACGTACCCACCTATACGCATAACCGGGTTCTTTATCTGGCTCAGGCAGTGTTGATGCTGGTTGCCATGCCTTTGGGCGCTCGGTTTGTGTACGGTTTTGAAGTTCGCGTGCAAGTCTGTTTTCTGCCATTTTAGTTCTCCAATTTCAAAAATTCTTTAGCATACTGTTCGGGAGTGATCCCTAACCGTTTCACAACGTCAAGTTGCGACTGCTTAAGTTTGACTCTTTTGGGAGCCGTACTTCTTGAAGCCGGAGCAACTACTGGCGCAGATTTGGGGCGCGTTTGCTGAGGTTTTTGATCCTCAATTTCTTCTTCTCCATCTACATCTTTGAAGTAGTCTGGAAAAGAACGCCGTACTGCTTTGTCAATACGACGAAAATATTCTTCAGTGCCATTAAATTTCTGCCCAAACTCGTCAAGCAGTTCTTCATGTACACCATAAGCAAAACTGGACATTGCCTTATGTCTGGGGCTGCCAAACCAAGGATTCTTCTCAAGCCACTCTGCGGTTTTTGGCTCCAGCGGAGCGGCTTCAGGTTTACTTTGAAGGATTTGTACTTCTTTTTCAGGCATTTGTAAAGTAGGTTTGAAGTCATTTGCCTGTTTTAGTGAAAAAGTAGCCTCAGTAATCTTTACCTGTGCAGCGGCTAAAGCCTCTCCATCGCCAGCGTCATACGCGGCTTTGTACTCAGCTTTTGCCATCTCCAGTGCCCGGGAGGCGGCGTCTTTGGCTGTATCGGCATAAATTTTCTCGCCTTCAGTCAGCCTAGATTTAAGCCGTTTGTTCTCCTCGATAGCCTGTCTGGCTACGGTTAGGGCCTCCTCACGCTCGCGGGCGGCTCGTTCTTTCTCCCTCCGCTCATCGTGATAGACCTTCTTCATCTGTTTGAGCTTGGACTTGACCTCTTCGTCATATTTGTCCAACTCGTCTTGGTCTAGCTTATCGACCAACTCCTTGGGCATTGGCTGGCGACCACGATCCTCTTCAGGCGTATCGTCCTCAACCTCAATATCTACTTGAGATTTAGCCTCTACCTCTTTTTCTACGGGTTTACCCTTATTAGGAACAAACCCTTCGTCTACATCTACTTCATATTCATACTTTTCTTCAGCCATTTTGGGGCTCCTTATTTACGTGAAATACCGCGTGGATCCTCGACTACTCCCTCAACGGAGTCATCATTGATAATCCTGAACTCTCGACCATGGATCTTTAGCCGTGTACCTGCATGGGGGCGCACGAGAATAAAATCCCCTTCCCTACACCAAGGTCCTGATGGGAACCTTGCGGCATCCTTATAGCAATCCGGCCCCATCTTTACGACAAAAAGAACCGTTGTTAGGAGTTCTTCGTGCTGGAGAGTCAGGTCAGATTTAAGGATTCCGCTTTCGTACTGCTCGTCTATATTAGGAATCCCGCACAAAATGCGGTATCCAGAGGGGTCTGGCAACTGTTTGGCTTTCCTATCGTCGGTGTCCGGTAGTACTGTTGCCTCGTTTGGGTCATCGGGGTTTGTGCCGATTAATAATTCACTCATCAGAGTTTTCCATCCTTTCTGCTGTTTCTATAAGAATATTGTTTGCGATTAGGAGTCCGCGATAAATCCCGCAGCCGTATTGGTAGGCCCCAAAATCTTTTGCATTACCTAAAACCGTGTCCTGCTCTATTACCTTCATTTCCTCTCGTATCTTGTCTGAAAGATACTTGAGTAGGTCATTGCTCATTTACTCTCCTTTTTAGGTTGTTTGGATTCTTTTAATACTTGCCCCATCTGTAGGCCAAGTTTTATGCCCTCTGCCTGATCTTTAGAAGCCTTTTCGTCTTTAGCCCGGGCTATTTGAGACCCGAGTTTGGCTCCTTCTATCTCAGCCTGAGTGGCAATCCGTAGCTTCTCAACCTCTAGTTGATCGGCCTTAGCGGCTGCATCCATAACGTCTTTTTGTGCTTTACGCTGGACTTCTGCCTGTTTGATCTGTAGCTCCTGCATCTGGATCTGGGTAAGCGGGTTCTGTGCTTCAGCGGCGGCCTGCTGTTGAGCGGCCTCTGCCTGATCCTTCTGTAAGAGTTTGGCTGCGCCCCTAGCTGCCAAGCGAGAAATAGCCAACTCGTACTCTTCCGGCAAATCTTGATCCGGCGGGGGCAATTCTGTACCTATTTGCTCTTCCATCTCCTTGCGGTACTGGAACGCCACATGCTCTTGTATGTGAGCCATTGCTGCCGCCTGAATCTGCCCAGCCATCGGGTTCTGACCAATCAACTGTGCTATTTTCGGGTCCTGCATAGCCATTAAGTGGACCGTGATATGTGCCTCATGGTCTTGGTAGATAAACGCCTTGACTGGCTTGCCATTAATAACAGCCATGTTCTCGGATATCGGATCACGCGGTTTCTGGTCTTCCGGCATCGGAATTAGTTTCTCGGCGTTCTTAATACCCAGCACCTCTAGCATCTGCCTGTGGAGCATCGGGAGGTCATAGATCTGAGGAGACTGCTGAGCCAACTGCATAACGGCTTGGTACTGAACCACCTTTTGCGACATCGTGGCAGCGTTGGGGTCTGACACGGGAATCACATCCACTTGGTCATAGTCCGACTGCTTTACGCTTCTGGTGCCCTCTACCGGCTCATATGAGTAGTCTTCGGGGGTGTAGTCACGGATGATGATCTTGAGGAGCTTGAACTCCTGCTTCATGCTGTAGTGAATCCGTGCTTGCACTGCCGACATCACTTTGAGCATCCGCTCTAATATAGCCAGCGTTGTACCTACCGGTGACTGAGACGACATATCACTAACCTTAAGGTCAGCAATTGCTGCGAACCGGCGACCATCATCAATGATCTGATTTAACAGCCCAGATAAAACTTGGCTAGGCTCCTTATATGGGAGCGTCATGATGTTGTCTTTAATAGTACCGCTCGGTACGTCTACGTCTCTAAACTCTGCTGGGGAGATTGGCGTGTCATCACCTTTGACTCGGAGTCCTCGGGTTTTAAAACCTCCCGGTAGGTTAGACAAAGTACCAGCATCAACAAGTTGTCGAAGAATCGAAGTACCAGACTTAGCAAAAGAACCAATGAGGTGAATAAGACCAAAATGATAAAACCCAAATGCTGGTATGTATCCATAGTGTACGAAGTGTTGGCGTTTAGCCCTTAGATCATCATCGGGATTCCAATTACGACGGATTGCTAAAATCTCTTGCGTATCTTTATCAATTGTTATCACATATGGCAGAGCTATTTCAGTAGGTTCTCCATCCTCATCTACGTCTGCATACTTATCATCTTCAATTACTAAATCTGCGTGTATCTCAAGGATCTTGTATCTATCATCGCTGGTGGCTTGAAAGCCCATTTTTTCAGCAATTTTCTTTTCTACTTCATCTAGTGAACTCTGTGGTTCTGGTAACTCAACATCCTTGTAAAACCCAGCAACCATAAGCTTCTTCAGCTCATTTTTAGTTTTACGCATTACGTGTGTCACACGTTCTGCTGTCTCTAAACTAGAGGCGCCGTAGGGCACAATAATATCTTCAGCGGGGACAAATATAGATGCCTGCCGTTCTAGCGATGGATCATAGTAGACTTTCTTAAACGCATTACCTGCTAAGCCCAAACCCCACAACATTCTCTCGTGCTCTGGGCGATACTCAACCATACGCTCAGTTAGTTGATAGTTCATGTCGTCGCGCACGCGAACGGATGCCTCTTTCTTTTCTGGAGTCTCTTTACCGATGATCTGAGTTTTCACCGGCCCCATTGCAGGGAATGTCTCCATAATTGTTTCGGACTGAAACTTCACCAGCGCCTCAGATAGTAGGGGGTGAACAATCCCACATGCCCCGGGCCAAGGCTCTGTCCGGTCCTCAATCTTCATACCTAGAAGCTCTAAGCCATCTACGTATGTCTGCATCCAATCTTTACGGGAGTCAATATCGGACTGAACATCACCTAATAGATCTCCTGCTAGTTCAGTTAACTGCCCCTCATCCATATCTTCGGCAAGGTTCGCATTAAAGTCTTCTGCTTCTTCGCCCTTCTCAATCTCCAGTATCGGCATACCATCGACACCGATGCGGACAGCTTCTGGATCTTCAATCTCAATTTCTATTTCAGGACCTTCCTGAACCATCATCCCTTCGTCCAGTCCTATAGGAGCTTGGTTGAGTGCTTTATCAATAGCCATGTTCTATCCTTAGTAGTAGACGTTCTGCTTACGTCTATAATATATTTCGTCATCAGGCTCGTCCGTCGGTAGACGCAGGAACCCACCATTTCTAAATCTCAAAAGGGCTTGAGTTGTTGAGTCCACCAAGTCATCGTTCGCTCCTGATGGAAAGTCGTTGCACTCCTCAATAACATCTTTTGCCCACCGCCTGTCAGGTGCCCAGACTATCCCAGACGAAAACAAATCGGACACAGCGTTGACCCTTGCAATCTTATCCTGCCCCTTGCCCGGCGTAAATTCTGAAACCGGCACGCCCATGCGCCGCAACTCCTGATAAAGCGCTGATCCGTTGGACTTCTTCTCCACTATAAACGCATCTGGCTCCCACTCTTTGTACTCCTCAAGCACCATGGCCTTTAGTTCAGGGAACTCCATGCGCTTTTTTACAGAATTGAGCAATATGATGTTATAGACGCTTGTTTCTTCGTTCTGGAAGA